TTTCAGGAAAAACTGTATGGAGCCAGAGATGTAGAGTACACGGTCTGCGCCTTGGTAGAGCTTCCGTATTCCATGAGTTATCGTTATGGTGGTATTGGATATGAGACAGTTTTGTCTGTGGATACCGCACAGAGGGACAGCGGCGGTGCGGCCATTCCGATGCTCTACCTGTTCGACACAGCAGACGACGCAGACGAGGCCGAAGCAGAGCAATATCTATCGAAGCTCACTGCCGGTGAGTTTTCACCCTTGATGTATGAAAGCAAGGCCACGGCTCGCTCTGAGTTTGCTCAGTTCCGGCAGATGTTCCTTCTGGTAGGTGGTATCCTCTGTGCTATCATCGGGCTGGTGGGACTCTTAAATTTCTTCAACGCCATGATGACCAGTATTCTTTCCCGCCGCCGTGAATTTGCTGTGCTTCAGGCTGTAGGAATGACGAACCGGCAGCTCAAAACCATGCTGATCTACGAGGGATTGTTTTACGCAATGTCCTCCGTATCGGCGGCCTTTATTCTGTCGCTGGCGGTGGGACCTCTTGCAGGAAAAATGCTGGGCAGTATGTTCTGGTTCTTTGAGTATCGATTCACCATTCTGCCTGTCCTGCTGACAATTCCGGTATTTCTTCTGCTGGGGTGGCTGATTCCTTGCATGATGTATGACAATGCAGCGAAATGCAGTGTTGTAGAGCAATTAAGGGATGCTCAATAACTGTTAAGCAAAAAACGGCCCTCTGCCAAGGAAAAGGCAGAGGGCTGAGTTTTAATCTAAGGGTTTACATTCAGTTACAGTTTTTAGATAAATTTCGGGATCACCGTTCAAGATCAAGTCTGCATATCCAACCGGATCATTGTAGATTAGATAATCCAGTTCTGACCGTTGATACATATTGTCAGCAACCTCATTCTCCACGGCGATGGTATCAATGGCAATCATGCTGCCATCTAAAAATTTCAGTTCCACACAAGCGGTATCCATGTTAAACTCACAAGAAATCAATCTATCCATAAGAAACCTCCATTTTGCGGGATGTTAGATCATCCCAAAATATTTGAATGCTTCTCGGATTGCTTTCTCTTTTTCCTGCGGACACTGGGGCTGTCTGGAATCCTCGGACTTCGGCAGATTATAGTTCTTACCAACCCCAATCCCACATTTTCGTTTAATCTGTGAGATATAGAGGTTGGACACCTTTAACCCGGTATGCTCCAACACATACTCCTTGATCTGCGGATAGGTTGCCCCATCCTGAAATTCGGACATATCCATATCTTCCAAAGAGAACTCAACCCGAATCTTTTTCGAGTCGACCTCACCCTTGGAAAGCAAGACAACCGTCTCGACATGTGTATCACTGTCCAAACTCATTTCCATATCTTCCTCAATAATCGGAAGCTTGAATTTGATGGATTTGAGCCACTGACCGTTTGGCTGTCGTTCCTCATAGATATGGATTTCAGAAATCAGCGATTCCATAATCTGTCGCTTCTCCTGCTCGTCCATGACAGCGTACAGCTTTTCAAAATAAATCAGCACTTTGTAGATATTGTCAGCAGTGAGTTTTTCTGCTTCTATTGCCATTTTCTTTGCTCTGGCTTCAATCAACAGATTCTCCGTATCCTCTATCTTATCATACATTTTATAAAGGCGATCATCAAGGTCTGCTTTACGCTTGATGTAGTGCTTATCATCTGGGTCAAGGGTATCAATCTCATCAATCAAACGGGACTTCGTAGCATAGCTCTGACGAAGCTGTTTTTCATAATTGGCAATCTCCTGTTCAATGGCGGATGTATCTATCTTCATATTGATTTTTTGCTGCATCATCGCCGCAAACTTCGGATTGCTGACCAGTTTGATAATAACCTCTGCAACAGCACCGTCCAGCAATTCCTCATTGATTTGCTTCTTGTATTCACACTTATGACCACGGGTCATAGTGCGGTGTTTGCAGCCATAATAGAAGAAATCCTTATATTTCGTGCCGTCCGGCTTGTGCTTGATGCTTTTGTTGCCGTACATTCCGGCTCCGCAAATAGGACATTTAAGTAATCCGGTCAGCAGGTGTACCTTGTTGTCTTTACCGTTGTTGACCTTTTCATACTTCTTCGCCTGAGCAAGAAGTTTTACTTGGGCTTCATGCCAGAGTCCTTCTGATACAATGGCTTCATGCAGACCGTCAACTAACAGATAATTTTCCTGCTCCACAAGTCGGTAATCATTGCGAGTTCCATGTACCTTTTCTGTTCTTCTCCTGCCGTAAGCAATTTTACCACAGTAAACGGGATTTTTCAAAATTCTGCGAATCAGGGCTGCATCAAACAGAGGATTTTTTCCATTCTGCCGCTGAATTTTGTTGATACCGTGATTGGCAAGGTATTTCGCAAGTCCGTTAGCTCCTATATCGGTATGCACATACTGGTCAAAGATAATGCGGATTGCCTCGGCTTCTTCCTCGTTGATATACAGCATACCTTTTTCCAATTTGTATCCGTAGGGAGCAAAACCACCGTTCCATTTACCCTCACGAGCTTTCTGGATTCTGCCTTCCATCGTCTGAACACGGATATTCTCACGCTCAATCTCGGCAACCGCAGAAAGCACGGAAATCATCAGCTTACCGGCATCTTTGGAAGAATCAATGCCATCCTCCACACAAATCAGATTGACATCGAAATCTTGCATCACCTGTAAGGTAGACAGCACATCTGCCGCATTTCTGCCAAAACGTGATAACTTGAACACCAGCACATAGGACACGCCATCTTTACCGGACTTGATATCCTCCATCATGCGGTTAAATTCCAATCTGCCCTCAATGGACTTTCCCGATTTACCGGCATCCTCATATTCACCGACGATTTCAAAATCGTTGAACTCAGCATAGGCTTTCATTCTTGATTTCTGAGCATCCAAGGAGTAACCGTCTACCTGAACGGCAGTAGATACTCTCGTATAAATATATACTTTTGTTTTTTCTTTCATATCGCCATCCTCATTTGTGCCACAGCCTGTGGCATAATTCAGCTTTCATCGTCTGTTATTTTTTGCCGTCAGTTTTCTGTTCCAACATCTTTATCGAATTTAAATAATCATTTTCCACGTCGCTGAGCGTTCTTGTCTTATATTTTCGATATTCTCCAGTCGCTTTATCAACAGCCTGCTTATGAGTAATGCTTCCATTTCCAATTAAAAGCTGCTCTCCACTCATGGTAAGAATGCGATCCAGATGCTCTGCCCAGTCCTGCATCGTCATTGCCTGTTCACGCTCTGCCTGACGTTCCGCAAAATCCAGATACCCGGATACAAGTTGTCCCATAGCACGAAGCTCTTTCTCATTCAGATAGTTTTTCGCAACAATCGCTTCTTTGAGTGTCGGCTGATTACCGGCAAAGGTGGTAAGTCCCATGAACTCTTTTTCCGCATCCGCTCTTGTATAAATCACTTCTGCCGCAGTCTGTCCGTGAATGGCATAATGAATTTTATTCTGAACCTTTTTGAAAAAACGGATAGAGATTTCCGCTTTCGGGTCGTAGTCAATGCTGGTGGCATAGATTTCAAGCACCTGACGATAAAACACCTTTTCCGATGCACGGATGTCTCTGATTCTTTCAAGCAGTTCCTTGAAATATCCACCGCCGCCCAGATTTTTCAATCGTTCATCATCCAAAGCAAAACCTTTTTTCATGTATTCTTTGAGAATGTTAGTTGCCCAGATTCTGAACTGTGTGCCACGCTTGGATTTTACACGATAGCCGACAGAAATGATAACATCAAGATTATAGTAGTCAACCTGATAGGTTTTTCCATCTGCCGCAGTTGTTGCAAAATTTGCAACAACTGACTCTCGCTGCAGCTCGCCTTCGGAAAATACATTTTTTATATGTCTTGAAATAGTAGATTTATCTCTCTGGAACAACTCTGCCATCTGGTCAATGGATAACCACACGGTATCCTCATCAAATGTGGTTTCAATTTTTGTCAATCCATCTTCTGTTGTGTAAATAATCATATTGGATTTTTGATTCATATCATCATAATTGTTCACCGGAACACCTCATTTCTAATTGTGCAACGGGGTATTGCGCTTTTATTCTATGTAGCTCTATGCGTTGAGAACAGTAGCTCTCGCATAGAGTTTGGACACTTATTCCACGACTATTATATCATTGCTTTTCCATCAATTCAATAGTGTCACTGGGTTCTTCAGATGTGTTTTCTTCCTCCAAACAAGACGGCGGCTCTGGAAGATTATCAATATCCAGAACCGCCGCATATTTTTCTATTAAATTTGCAAGTAAATCGGCAAAACCATTCCATTTATCTGTCAATAGTGCTCTCCTTTCTTTTTCGTCCACGTTCCTGCGGAATGTCCTGTTTCTCTTTTCCTCTGGTCAAAACGGCATTAAGAAAAGCCCGTACCCTTTCAGGTGCGAGCTTGACAGCATCCAGATACGGCTGAGCCTGTTCCAGAAGTTTCTCATATCGTTTTTTCCATACCCCAGCATCTTTCTTGGCTGTTTCATATTTCTGCTGGTATTTTAATTTCTCCGCTTTTTCAGCAAAGCTGCTGACAGCATAATTTTTGAGAGTACGGCATTCATCGGGTGTCAAGACGATGTTCCCGGTAAAAGATTTCTTACCCATCGACTCCAGCTCCTGAACCGTCACCGCTATTCCGGTTGCCGCCTTAGTCTGTGCTTGCAGGGATTTAAGCTCCTGCTTTTTCTTCTCCGCAGCCTGTGTAGTATCGTCAAGCTGTGCTTCTTTCTGGTTCAGTTCCGCCGTCACAGCTTCCAGTCGCTGCTTTTCCTTTGCCACCTTAAACTGGGTCACAGTCAGATGTTCCTCGGTGCTGTCACGCTCTCCACGTTCCACATCGGTATATCCGGCAGCTCTCATGTGCTGAAAAAAATCATCCTGTAAAACAGAATAGGATTTTCGGAGAACAGGCTTACCATTGACTTGCAGAATTGGTTTTCCATCTTTGTCCACAGCAGGTTTGGACAGCCACTTTTTACTGCGGCTGACCTGCATAATGGTTTCCTTTACCGTTCCTCTGAGAGCTTCATCCTTGCAGCGTTTCGACCACAAAATCTGTTTCTCCACCACAGGGACATAGACCACATGAAGATGATAATGGAACACGTCCTTGCCAAGTGCTTCGGACATCGCCCGGTTAATCTCGTCAACGTGCATGACTGCCGAGAGGATATACTGTTCACCGCCAACAATCTCCACAGCGGATTTATAGGCTTCCTCATAAAACTGTCTGGCGTATTCATAACCGCCGTGATTGTCGAAGTACGCAGAGTTCACATCAAAGACCATTTCGTTGAAATGGACGGCATCCGCCTTCAGACCTCTGGTGGAAATGATGTTGTCAGCTTTCATCTGCTCAAACATTTCAGCGTAGCTCCCGGTAGGTTCTTTGAAGTGTACGTTGAGGGAACTTCTTTCCGGGATAATATCTTCGTTACTGTATATTTCTTTTTCACGCTCATTGTGTGCCTGTGCATCTCCGATGTCATTATCTGTGACATCCATATTTCTTGCACAGGTACGGTCAACTCCGTCATTTCTTGCCATATTTTTCCTTCCTTTCTTTGGGATTTGCAGACAGGTAGCTTTGGAGAGGCACTTCTGCGGAAGTGTAATAACCCACTATGACACTTTCATCCATACTGGCTGCAAAGTGCCGTGGGCTCTCCCGAGGGGCTCTCCGAGGGTAATGCGGTCGCTGCGGCGACCTCTGCCGAACATCAGAAAGTTGTCTGCTCCTCTTTCCAATGTCCGGCACGGACGGCTGCTGTTTTGCGAAACCGCCCCGTCCGTTGACAGAAAAAAGACTGACTTTTTCCTGTCATTTGGGTACGTCACGAAGGTTTTATACAGGAGTGATTTACGCTCGTACGCTGTGTACGTACGTACCAAAAAATCAATCCCGCCATTCCTCCGGTACGTACGTACACGGCGAAACGTCGTAAAACCCATTTATATTCGGACGGGCTACGGCTTCAATTCCCATGAATCCCCACACCCTGCGCCCGGCAGAGTTTGTGATTTTGTTGGTGTGTTCCAGATTGTAGCGACTTAAATTTGCCACCACACTGTCACTAAAGCTGCGGGATTTCAGGGGCGGCAGAGAATTTTCCTCACACCACATCCGATAAATTTCGTACAGCTCCTTGGAGCTGATGGAAGCATCCGCTTTCAGCCGGATATAGCCCTCAGACTCCATGAAGTCGAAAATATTGTTGTTGTCACGCTTGACGGACTCTCGGTTGGTTTTGGTGCGCTCACTTTCCGTGAATTTGAAATTGTTGGCAACCAGACGCTGCAATCCCTCAAACGCCCAGAGGAAAATGCCCTCCACCTCAGCTTTCATCTTCTGGGCGAGGTCAGGGTCATCCATTCTTCCGGCAGGCTTTTCCTTTGTGGTCAGCACAAGCTGTCTGCGGTAGAAACCGTCACTTCGGTCATACAATGCCTGTAAATCTCCATTGGAGAAAGCCAGCAGACGGGCGAACATCCAGCCCTGATAGCTCTGTTTGCCCTTGCGCTCCAAATCCATTTTCCCTTGAGCTGTCACAATGGATTTCACATAATTGGTCTGGCGCAAGGCTTCCATTCGCATATCATCATCCACGCATAGGAGGATATGCTCCAGATCGGCACGGGCAAATCGGTTCTCAGAGATTTTACCAATGCTTCCGTCCTTCATGGAACTGCCCAGCATTTGCCCCAGCACCGCACCGATTTGGGATTTACCCTCGCCGCCATTGCCCTTAATGACCATCATCCTCTGTCCTTTATTGGAGGGAATCAGGCAATAGCCGATAAATTCCTGCAAGGTAGGGATGTCCTCCGGGTAAAGCAGACCATTCAGAAAGGAAAGCCACAGCACAGGTTTCGGAGTATCCGGGCGATAGAAAACCGGGAGCCTGTTTCTCACAATATCCGGCTTCCCCTCTGTAAAAGTGCCGTCCAGCATGAGCGTACCGTTTGCCAGATGAATCCTGTCCTGCTCCGGCGGGAAGTCCTCCACATGAGCCGCCAGCTTCATAATCTCAATGATGTTGCTGATTTTGCGGGGAATGTTGTTCACGGCACAATATTTCAATTCTTCAAAGATTTCGCCACGAAGCGGCAGGTCGTCCGTCACTCGACCATCAGGTGTGAAAAAAGCTCCGTTTGCAAAGATAATCTGACGGGTTCTCAGAAAATCTTCACAAAACAGAGCTTCATTGATACTCTTGCCGTCAAACCACATCGGCACATTCATCTCAAGCAATTTCCTGTTCTCTGACATGGCAGCGCACCTCCTTTTTCTGCTCGTCCAGTCGTGTTTGCATTCTTGCAATCGTTCCGTCTGTCAAAAGTTCCTTGACGGTATCAGTCCTTTCTTCCTGATCGCTCATAAGGAGCAAATCGTTCAGATACTCCACATATTCCAGCTTGTGGCAAGCTTCCACGAACCTCTCATCCGGCTCGTCCTCCGGTGCTTCGGGAGCATATCGCTCTTTCCAGTCCTCCAAAAGATGAAGATACCCGGACAGCACATTCATGCAGAAAAGCTCGTCCTGTTTCGACTGATTCACACGGGGACGGTACTTCTTTACCTGTGCCACCACGGACGGCGGCCTGTCCAGTCCGAAATCCGCAGCCAGTCTCTGCGCTGCTTCATAGGCAGACAGGTCAAGCAGCCTTGCCACAAAGTCAATCACATCTCCCTTGGCACCGCAGCCGAAGCAATAGAAGTAATCCTCGTTCAGCTTCAAGCTGGGGTGTCTGTCATCGTGGAAAGGGCAGCAAATCATCCCGGAGCGATTGATTTTCAGCCCGTAGTGTTCGGCGGCTTGCCTAACCGTGACCGCCGCCTTGACTGTTTCAAAAATGTTCATTTGCATAACCTCCTTGATTTTTCTCGATGATTTTTTCATCTGCCTGAATATACGCAGAAAAACGCTTTCAACCGAAAAATCAGGCACTTCCGCAAGCAAAGCAAAAAGCCGCCCCGAAAACTTGAAAAAATGCAAGTTTCGAGACGGCAGTGTTCACACAAAGTTGGTTGATATTGTTCCGTAAATAGAATATAATTGAAGTTAATATGAATCAGGAGGGATGATACAGAAATGAAATACCTGTCTACATTTGAAGTTGCCGAGAAATGGGGTATCTCTCCCCGAAGAGTTGGTATCCTCTGCAACAATGACCGCATACCGGGCGCACAGCGGGCAGGAAGCCGCTGGATCATCCCGGAGGACGCTGAAAAGCCGACAGATGCCCGCATTAAAAGCGGAAAATATATCAAACAGAAAACAGACAGAGGGGAGGAAGCATAATGGCTGATACTTATTTACCCGCCGATGTTCGGAAAAGAATCGTTGATGTAATGAGAGAACGCAAGATGACCCAGCGAGAACTGGCACTTCGGATTGATGTGAATGAAAGCACCATCAGCCGCTTCCTTAGCGGAAAGACCGAAAAGCTGAGCGAAGAAAGCGTTATCCGCATCGCCAGAGTGTTCAATGTGTCCACGGACTTTATCTTGGGTACGACCGTAATCCCGGATAAAAAGAACTACGATATTTCAGAACTGGGATTATCTGTTGAAGCTGCAAAGAATCTTTATACCGGAAAGGTCAACAATGATGTAGTCAACCGTCTGCTGGAAAATCCCCGCTTTGCCATGGTTACTTATATGATTGCACAGTATATGGATGATACCCTTGCAAGAGGATATGCCGCACAAAACCAGATGTTTGCTACTGCTGGGTATCCGTAAAACAGTTTTCGAAAAATGACACGGCAACTGCCTGTCAGGATTGGTTACGGAGTACCCGGCTAGGCCGAGGAAGCATCAAGTCCCATGTCCGCACCGTCAAGGTGTTGGGTATGGGGCTTTTTGCATTTCAGGAACGTGTACATCTCTGGAAAGGTGTAACACACTAGACTTTGTACCAAAGTCGTGTGCCAAGGGT